GGCACTATTTAAAAGTGATCTTGATTCCAGGTTTTTTTGCAAAGTCAAATACAGGTTTAAAACCTCTAGTGACTTCATTAAAAGCTTCCGAATCGAAGAATTGATTCTCAAATTTCACAAACTCAAAATTATTTGAGTAAAGTGGATTGTGAATCTCCTTGATAAAATCCAAAACTTTAAGAGGATTATCTAATCTCTCTTTGTTAAGTTCGGGTTTTACTTTATGGAATTCTAAATTCATCTGCTCGCTCAGAAGTTCATTATGATGTTTCAAGAAAAGGTCTAATTCTAAATCTAAAAACTTTTTAGATTTAAGGAATTTTCTTTTGTCTTGTTCAAATTCTGATAAATATATTAAACTATATTTACTAGATCATAATCTCCTATGAGTATCATAAGTATCGTCGATATCTAGCCCTAATCTTAATAGATTAAGATCAGGATAAGTACCATTTCTATTATTAAAGAAGATATTGCTAAAAGTCTGTATAGTTACAAACTGATCTTTAAATTTCTTAAAGTCAGGATCTAACCAATACGAACGATTCGTAATATCTGTCTCTAATTCCAGAGATAGACCCTTATCTGTTCTAGATTTATAGAAAGATTCCAGATCATCTGATGTAATAATCTTATCTAAGATAGAAATTCTATTCGCTAATTGATTAAGTTTAAACACTCTCTTAATAGAATCTTGGATTCTATGAATGAGAATTAATTTAAATGTTAAAATATTAGTTGAAGCAAAAAATCTATCCTTCTTCGGAATAGGAGTTAAATCCCATTTCTTAGTTAAAAGATAATTTTTTACTACTTTAGAGATTAAACCCGGTTTCATTCAGTTGATATTTCGACCGAAGAAACTTAAAGGCTTATCTCTATCAGTAATGATCGACAATACATCTTCCATTTTGATAATTCCGTTTTGAAATAGCTGAGTGGCAAAACCTACTAAAGGATAGATCCGATCCACAGTTTTATCTGTCGATCGACGACTTCCAATTAATAGGAGTTTCCACAAATCAGAACCTCATTGGTTATTTACTAAACGAGTTGTAACCGCTAATCGTCCAAAGAAGTTATCAGCTGATAATAATTCTTTGAATGATAAAGCAGAAACATCTACTCCATTTAAGGAGGTACGTTTAGCAAACTCCAATACAGGTTTTGAAGATGCTATAATTGATTTAGATAAATTAATTCCGACACCAATCTGTTCACAGAACGATTGATATCGAGAAGCAATATCCTTATCAAATAAAACAAGATCATCACCTAGAATGATGTATTGATCATATCAAATTCCTCTTGGTACTTTCCCCAATGATTGAGCGATAAATTGAATCATCATATGATGAGTTAAATTTAACATAGCTCATGAAGATAAAGCACCCATAGGTTGACCCACTTCATAACGAAGACTTTGTTCAGGAATATCATAGTTATTCTTAGAGATTATATAGTCTCTATTAACTAAAATATTTCCCCAAAGATCTCCAATTCCAAAAAGACTATTTAAAATAGACTTTTGGGAGGAGATAGGTAACCTATCGGTAGCCGCACTTAAATCAAAACCAAAGGAACAGTTAAACTTAAGAGATAACTCTTGAGCGTATCTGAAACCTCGGGATTGGTCATGAGTACAATCATTAGGAATACTCTTAAAAAGAGAGAACAACCAGTTATGCAACGGTCCAAACAATGATTGAGTTATTACATCAACCATAGCAAAAACACGAAGTTTACCGGCTGCCTCCTCTTTAAAGGATAATTTCCCAATAGGTCCAAAAGAATCTTTATAATCTCCACGAATACCGTACTTTCTCTTAAGAAATTCGATATTTCCAAACAAGGTAAAGATATTCTTTGAATTAGTTAACTTCAAGTACTCTAAAACATCTTTAAAAATATCACTATTTTTTAAAGATCAATATGAGTCTAGAAGTCGACTATAACTTTTAGTTCCTAGAGGAGAAGACTTTACTATAGGTAAAATTTTAGTAATAGTCAACTCACTTTTATCGGCATTAGAAAATTTTGTCAAGAGACTTGAACTAGTAATAGTTAGTCATCTATTAAAATCGTCTAATACGATATTAGAACCCGAGAATTTTTCTGTAATAGTACCCAATTTCGGATTAAAAGGAACTTTGATAACTCTATATAATGAAAAAATAGAGAGTCAAAGTCTTGTAATCCGAGGGCTATTATTACAAATAGCAGATCTATCTTGTAATTTTATAATTACAGGTAAACCTGATTTTGAAAGTCTCGGAAAGTTATAATCCGGTTCAACCTCTCTCATTGATTTGAAAGGTTGTCCCGCTAACTTTTTTTGAATACATAATTGAGAAGCTTTAAGGTATTTAACTGTATACATAGCTCCGTGATTCTTAGTCATTTTAACTAAAAATCGACCGAAGTTATGTAGCATTCTAAATCTGGAAGTCTCCTTAGTACTTAATAAAGACATAGTTATTATTCTATAACCAATCTTTTTAAGAACTAATAACAAATGATAATCATTTGTTAGTGAGATCATAGTACCTGCTTTGTATACATCTTTATATAATTTAAAATTACTGAAAAAAGAATTTTTTAGACTTGAATTAAGTTTAAAATCAATTTTTTTCATGTTTTATATTATAGTAGATGTCGGGCTTGCTCCAAAAGGGTTGACTCCTTCGGTCTGTATTTCAACAGAATCGGATGATTAATCCTTGAGTATCTCGAATATACAAGCAGACCCTATTCTGCGGTTCTCGTAAGAGGACAGAAGACCATAGGGAACTACCCGATTTAGTTAAGTCAAAGACTTAAGCACTAAATCTATATATTCAACCAAACACTATCAGTACTTATTAACAAGTTAATAAGTCCAGTATAATGGTTAGTCCAAGATATACTATCTTGGGATTTCCATAGAGAG